CCTCGGCACGCTTTCAAGGGCTGGCGTAACGCATCATCTGGCGCCTGTATCAGCGATTTCTCATCCGGACGTTTGGAGAGAAGTGGGGATTGTTCCTTTTGAATGCCGCCCGCAAACCGGCGGCGGGGTAAGGCCTTTCACAGATTCTGTCCGCACCACTGCGTCAGCACAAACAACGACCACGGCCGCGACCAGGAAGTTTCGCCCGCCTCGGAAATCGATCCCACACATCTTGTACGGCGCTGGCGCTGATGGAAGTCTGATCCCAATCACTCGTATCGCGAGGTATGGAGTTTTTCAGTTTTCGACCGACGTTACGCCAACGTGGGCGGAGCCCACGCGATTTGTTGGTCCATAAAAATCCTTGACGCCTTTTCTCTTTTTTTTAAGTTTTCGTCTCAAAATAATAGGCGCCGCTTAATCGATCTGAAGCGGCTAAACACTGTGCCGGAGCTGTCAATCACTGCCACTGTCAGCGGCGGGAGGAAGCGGCTCCTGAAACCTTTCCGCCGTTGCTCGCGCTTGCTCCAGGCGTTTCACTCGCTTCTGGAGGTCCGCAGTTTGGAACGCTTCCAATAGAACGCGGGACATGCTAGTCAACGCCATAGCGATCCGTGGATCCAACTTTTTGGCCCGCACGTCGACCATGGCTTGGCCCATCACGTTCTTAACATCTTCCGCCGTTGACGGCAGGGTGATGTTGACGGGCTCAGTTTCTATGTAATGACGGTTTTTCAGCCCGCCCATTCGGCCCAGCTCGGCGGCCCGCTCAGGGTTTCCGTGCAAAGCACAGAATTGTGTCCCCATGACGGCCGCCGCTCGACATTCATTGCCCAGCTTCGTTCTCGCGCTGCATTTTTGTGACATTTTCACTCCTCTGAATATTGAGTTCTCACCCGTGGTTATCTCCGGCGCAAACGCACATATCTGCCGATCCTTGCCGGCTGGTAGGTCGCTTCAGCCTCCGCTTTCTCCCGTTCCCAGCGAATCAAGCAACTCGTCAGGTCATGCTGCGCAGCCATAGGCGCAACCGCCTCGGCCGCCTTCTGCTGCCAAGTCTTTTCTGCAGGATCCGGCAGCGTAAGTAGCAGGTACTTCAGGCAGTCACGTAGATGGTTGTCTTTATCGACGATTTTTTCCGAAGGATTCTTGGTTGCCAGTTGGGTTGCGGTCAGTTCCACCCGGCGAGCACGCCGAAGTTCCCACAGCAAGTTTGGGCAGCCCTTGTTGTGCACTCCGTAGTGCGGCTTTGCAATATCCTGCCATGCCTTGGGGCATACGATCTTCAACATCGGCTCGCACATGTCGAGGTTCATCCAATGGGCAAGAATGCGCTCCATGCCGAGCAATTCGTTGTTTTCTGGCGCCCGGCTGAGGTTGTCGATTCCTTGCTCCGCGTAGAGTGAAGCAATGGCCTTAAATTTCCCATCGTTTTGCGCTTGCGTCTCGTAGAAGATAGAAGGGTCGGCGAATATCTGGGCGCCAGCGAAGCCCACGAATTGTTTCAGCAAGGGAACGTGCTCTTTCGGGCTGAGGCCCGGAACGTAGTATTCACGCAGGATGTAGATGATCCCGTCGAAGTCGGTGCAGGCCAAGAGTGCAGCGGTGGGGTTCGCCTTTCCGCTGTCGAAGCCGCCGAAATACTTCCAGTGCGGCGATGGCTGGAATCCGGAGGTCTCAGGATCGATGATGATCTTGTGGCCGTATCTGTTGAGGATCTCGGCAAACAATCGCTCGCCGCCGCCGGCAGAGAAAACAATTTCTTGCTCCCGTTGCCAGGCTCCCTCAGACGTGTACTTCCGGCTCTCTCGTTCTTTCCATTCCGGTTTGTCACGCTCAGGATCTCCGCTATAGTGAGCGCGCAGAACGCAGATGCCACCCGGGGTTCGCTTCTCAGTCAGTCCTTTTACGAGTTCTTTCATTTTTTCACTCCGCGGAGACTACTACTGACTCAAACCATCCAGTGTTGGCTGAACTCAACACAGCGATCTTCTGACACGCCGCGATCGCCTCGTCAAAGGACTGGCCGGCGTCTGGTATGAACGCGGCCTCGTCGATGAAAAGGGCGGTCGGGTGATAAGAGCGAATTTTGTCCGCTCCATGCGGGATACCCACGATTCGATTCCCTTCTGTAAAATTCAACTCCAGCCGGCTCTGTTTCGCGAGCGGCTGGATCAGTGGATATTGAGCTTTGAGATCGTCATCCTGCCGGTCATAAAGGCACTTCGCATAGTCAACCAACTCGGCAGCTTTCTCTTCGGTCTGGCTCTGGAATAGGACCTCAACGCCAGGGTTCGTCATACAGTCGTGAGTAAAGAAACCTACAAAAAGCCAGGACAACATCAGGTCACGGCTCTTGGCGCAAAATACGACCTGCTCACGTTGTAGGACCGCAATAATCGGCCGGAAGTAGGGTTTGTCCGGGAACGATCGGTAGGGTGACGTGGCACCGGCCTCTCGCCAATGCGGATCTTTGGTCTGAGTGTGGTGCTGGAGCCAATTCAAGGGATCGTGGATTTTACCCTTGATGCGGTCGGCGAGATCCGGGGAGAGCTCTTTAGCGCGAAGCCGTTTGTCTCGGCGTTTCGTTTCTGCGCTCAATTTCTCCACGCGTTTCAGTAGCGACTGGTGCGACATATTCCATCCTTGGTTGCTTAGGCCCTTTGCGGCGCAGTTCGCCGCTGTCGCGATACTGCGGGAACGTTGGTCCCAGCAGTCCTCACGGGAGATAGCAATTGTGGCCGCTCTTCCGAGCCTCTTAATTGCCAGAGGACCGGTGAAAACGGAGTGATGTAACCGCACTGCCTTGTTTTGATTTTCCGGGCTTAGCCGGCATTGATGTACTACTAAATCCTAGATTTCCGGGCTTAGCCGGAACTGGATGGCGAATAAAACATTTTCACTTCAAAATGCTTTATTCCAGAACAGAATACAGCTTCGCAAATTCGTTGTCAATTATTATTTGATTCGGAAACCTTCAACTCGTCTTCCCGATTTTGACGGATTAGTGCCGGGCGCACCAAAAGAGTTAATGGCTGATAGTGTCTCACTAGTAGCTCATTTACGATCTCTTCGAGTTCCGGCACAAGTAAAGCAGCACCCGCATTCTTCCTTGTGATTACTTGTCAAGCACATAGGGAAAGCTGGCCCGCTCCGGTAGGCGTATCCGTCGCTAGAGACACCCTGTTGTTTGCGCTTTAGTTTGGGGCAAGCTTCTAGACGCTTTAAGCGAGTTTCGATTTTGTTTCTCATTGCTCCTTGTCAGCGTGATTGTCCGAAGTCAATCGCCGATCCATTGGTGGGTGACGTTTCGACCTTTGCGTGTGGCCTTCACGCGACGACTCTTTGCCAAGCGGCCCAACGTCACGGAAATCGTTGCTAGGGGTTGCGAGTACTCCGACAAATCAAATCCTTCCTTTTCGAGCCATTCGCGAACCTCATTTGCGCTCAGGCTCTGATGGAGCATTTGGCGCAGACTCTCAGAGATTGCTTCCGTCAGTCCTGCAGGTTTGCGACGGGCTGCCGCAACCTCGCTCAAGACTTCTTGCTGCTTTTCCTTGTCAAGCTCCCGCGCAAGGCTACCAAGAGCGAGCATTACATTGACCACCCGCATTTCAGTGTCTTTACGCCGCTTGCAAAGGTCCCGTAACTCCCCTAGCAGGGTGTCCACGATCTCGTGCAGCTTTACCGCCGGGCCGCGGGGCGCGGAGTTGGGCCGGGGCGGGGCGGCACGCTAGCGAGTGGGAAGGCGGGGGCTGAAGAGTGAAAGGGGCTGGACGGGGAGTTGGGCTAAGAGGAGCCCATCTACTTCGAGAAAGGTTACCGCACTCCGCGCACTAATTTGGGGTCGCGTTTCATGAATTCGCCGTCCAGGTATTTATCCACGATCCTATCGCCGTAGACGTCATAGATGAGATGAAGATGTTCGGGGCGCCAGTCTATGCCGCGCCAGATTCGGCCTGAAGTTTTCTGGACTACCGGCGGGTTGAAGGTACCGTTAACCCCGGCCAAGACAAGTTCTGGCAAGTCCTCACCCACGGCAATGACGGCGCGGCAAGCTAGATCGTGAATGCCGTCCCCGCGAACCAGCTCTGCGACTGCCGTATGGACGATGTCACCACCGTCAATGGCCTGAGTCAGGGTATGGACCGTCATGCCCGACATCTGCGGCTCGAGAAAATAGCTCGGCCAGAACAAGGTGATGCCGCCGCGATACCACGGGGAAAGGCCTCCGTGGATGTTCCAACGCCGGCCGTGGGCGCGGCTGAGCGTTTCCTCGCTGAGTTTGTGGACGCCGTAGGACATGAGCAGATCGGGTTGAAGACGATCGATGAAGTCCCAC